CGCCAAAGGATGAGGGTGACTCAACATCCGTTCGCTAGACAACGGAAGACGCAACCATATAGGCGGTCTCCGATGTAGCATACTTAAATACCACACCGGATACTCAGCACAAATAGTCACGCCCGGCTAGAATAGTTACTAAAACAGATTCCTCCCACCTCCAAGTGACGCACATAGGCACGGATTTTAACCCCTGAGGGGCCCAGCGGTAGCTCAGCTAGTTCTTTCATGTCTCACTGGTAGCGTTTAACTCCTGCATTTTATTAAAGCCCGTAGGCACCCCTTAGATCCCCAGATAAGGATTGGACGGGTTTGTGGACAACCAGGCCGGTTTCTTCCTAAAGAAACCGACTAAAGAATTCGTCTTTAATGACGGTAAACTCTCAGCGAGTTTGGACGTTCCCCCTAAACAGCACAGATACCTGGGTATCCTTCTCCAGACCGTACCCCCCTGTCGTCAGGACAAGGCTACTGTTGGCGACACCGGCCCATTCACCCGGCGAAGTCAAGGACACAGCCCATGTCTGCGACGAAACATAGCGGTAGCTTGCGCCACCACTTTTCATCGCCGACACGTCGGCATATGTCCAATTCTTCGGGTTCAGAATTAGGACGATCTCACCATCATTGCCTAGTCGCGTAGCGACAGTCACGGTGGCGGTCATTGAAGTTACCCGGTACTCATGCTTCCCCGCAACCAAGTTCTTTAGTTGCTGGAGATGGCTAGGTCCCAACGGCCATTGCTGAGGTTTACCATCACTATTGATGGTGAGGTCATAGACCCCGAGCACTTGGGCGCTCGATCGCTGCGACTGGGGCTGACCCCGAGCTCTGTTCTGCGAACTCGGGTTCGCCCGTCTGTTGCGAGAGCGGCGTACCATTATGATTATTTGCCGGCACAGCACCGGCATAATCGCGTGCGATGGTCATTAGTTCCTGCCTCCGGGGTAGGTGGCGGAGAACAAACTCCAGCTGTGCCAACTGAGCGACCAACTCAGCCCCGGGCTTCCCTGAGAAGAAGCGATACAAGGTCTTATCCCACGACGTGGGCTCCGCCAGTCCCTGGCCATCGAACTTGTGTGAACAAAATTCGACGCCCTTCACTGACGTGCTCGTCGCAGAAAGAGAACACTTGAATCCCATCTTGCGGTATTGTTCAAGCACACCGGGAACGTGTGCTTCAACGCAGTCGTCGCCCATCGCCACGACCTCCTCCAACCAGCTCTCCTGCGGCATCTCGCCACTTGCAAGTGAGCGAGCCACCAAATACAAGATGACCCGCATCCACGAGTTCGTAGACGAGGTGCAGTAAGAGCCGGAATTTTGGATTCCGTGCGATCCCTGTGCGACCAGGCTTCCATCAGACATCGCATACACCGACGCACCGGTAGCATACGCGCGAGCAAACAAGAGCTCAGCGTATATGCCACCGGCGGGTGCACCCGATGCGATTCTCCGTCGTTCCGCATCAGCCCATAGGAGCCAAGGCTTCACGGACCAGTCCCACCCAGAGACGTCAGTCATCGCCACCTCTCCTCGACGGGAAAGGATGGACTTCAACTTTGCCGTAATCAAATACAGCGAGTCGTCGTCCAAACCAATTCCCGGAGCGACAGGCAGGTTGTACCACTGCGCAATCTCCAGGTCGTTCTGGAATCCGCAAAGCCATCGCTCGATGAGTTGCGTTCGTAAGCTAACATTAGCTATCAAACGCAATCTTCCCTCAAGGAGCTTGGCTTCACTATGAGGCTCATTCTTAACGAAGAGCCTGACGGGGTCCCAACAACCATATGCAATAAGATCCACGGAGGACATCCGTGGAAATTCCGAACCGAAGACGACCATGTACACAATCTGCTCGCAGATCATCTCAACCAACAAATCATAGTGTCGGGAGAAGACCTGCGAGTTCTTCGCACAGCCCAGCGTTGTGAATGGGATGCCTGGATTGGCATCCGGTTTCACATCGCCGGTCTTCACTGCGAAGACCGGGCCGAGGATGCGCTTGACTTCTTCAAGACGCGTGCAGCATTGCGCTGCATACGCGCCGAGAGCCAAGAAATCGCTCCCGTCAGGTTTTCCTTCCCTGATGGAAGCGAGCACACCACCGACCTCAAGTCCGATTGGGACATAGTCCCGGCGAGTGGCACCAAAAGAGCCAGCTGTTGTTGCAGCTGCTCTGACAATGCGTTCGAACCCGGTTGAGGGCTCGCCGTGACCGTCGTCGTGACCGTAGGGGTTGCAGGTTGCGGCAGGTTCCCCAAAGACGTGCCGCCGGGCGTGGATACCGAGGGATCGGTCGATTCCCTCCCGCGAAGTACGGGGCCAGCCACGTCCTTTGATTTCCGGGATTTTCTCCTGGATTTC